CACCAGCCTGATGGATTATATCAATCGCCTCATGAGTTAATAGCGGCTTCGTTTTTGGCACAAACGCTGGGCAGCCTTTAATCAACCACTTCTCAATGAATTCGCCTTGCAGAGGCATACTTCCATGCGCTTTAATCAACCGATGTCGATTCGCTTCATTAGCCAAAACATCGCGCGCAATATGCGCCTTGGTGATAATCTCGCCGGATGCCACCAACTCGTCTACCCGCAAAATAAAACCGCAGCTCGCCAATTTTTCTGCAATCTGCCCCATTAGCTTAATTCGATCGGCGCGCAGTTGTGTGCATTTTTCCCTCAGTACCTTATTCTCCAGATCAATCCCCAAACCTAATGCATGAATCTTTTGTCCGCTTTCTTTGTCAATTGTCGAAAACTCTATTCCTGGGATTAATTCAATCTCTAGCTCTTTTGCCAGCAAAAATAACTCTTTATCATAACCATCAACCGTATCGTGATCAGCGATAGCAATGGTTTTTACACCCCGCTTTTTCGCTAAGCGCAGCAATTCAGCCGGAGCATAATCGCCGTCCGAACAATTTGTGTGGGTGTGTAGGTCTATCAGATCTGCTGCCATGAGCTTAACTTCTCTCTCAGCGCCTCCATCGTTGGCTCATATTGCAAAAGTTGACGAGCACGGTAGCTTTGCTTCATTACAATATCAACTAATTGATCAACGCTATAGCATCTCGTCAGTCTTGAGCGAGCCTCGTCAATCGCATCTAATATTTCAGTATCTGTCACTCTTGGGTAAGGCGTCATGCTAAACACAAAATCAAACCAAAAATCAATACTTTTATTATTTTTCCATTCTGCATACATTGACCATATGGTCGGATGAGTAAGTTTGCCGTCGCCTATATCGGCACAAGCCTGTATAAAATCATTCTTATCTATAACATGCAGATCTATTGGTAAATAGCTTGCTGGTTTACGCCCCTCTGCCCACGCATCAAGCGCCCCTTCAATTCGCGTCAAACTCTCATTAGTATTGAAATCAGACTGCGTAAACCCTTTATCTTGAGCAACTGACCAAATAGCGTCACGCGTTTTCTTGTCATTCTCATCACAGATCACGAAAGTATCCATATCCGGCATGACTTTTATGATAGTACGAGGTTTTAGTGGGGTTATGTTACAGTCGACGCATTGCGACGGAGTAAAATCAGCTCCTAACTGACAACTCGGACATGGCCATAAAGCCCTAACAGCCATCTCTCTGCGTATCAAATTCGACAACTCGCCAGTGTAGCGTGTAAATTCCGGTTGATCCTTAATGACTTGACCGCCTTTTTCTGATGAATGATACGGAAAACCTGTTCCGTAGTCACCACAGAAACCATCAACACCTCTTCTTATCTCTTTTAATGCGCATGTCGCCATCTTTCTTATTCCTTCGCCCGAAGGATCAATGGCACCATTTAGATAATCTGCATTCTTCTCATTAACACGTAAAATTGCAGCCAAATCATACTCTGTTTCGGGAAAAAATGCACGTCTCATTTGTATATTATATCATAAAAATGCATAGAGTCTATGTCTCCTGGAGCGTGCAAGTACATTCTACATAACGTATACACAGTAATTGTACAGCACAGATAAATCTTAGGAGGATAGCTTTTTGACCTGTTTTAGACCTTATCACACCCGAATTCTATCGCAAACTATCGACTTTATACGGCAAGTATGGTATATATAAATCACTGAAAAATATTACATGATAGAGCAAACCGCTCAACCATGAATCTTGTTTTTCCAGTGATGTTAAAGGCCGTTGATGGCGGTGGTCGCCGCTCATCTGAACTATCTTCAGTATAGCAAAACGCAAGCGTTCTGTCAATACGCTTGCGTTATAAAATGGGCAAAAATGATACGAAAACTGTGGAAAAGTCCGCACCATTACCTCTGTTGTTATGATGTGGCGCTAAATTTCAATCTTTCAAAGCACGCTGCCATCTGGCCATCCAATCCATGCAAATATCGCTGCGTGATCACTGCGTTTGAATGGCCTAGCATCTCCTGCGATTCCATTAGCGTCGCTCCGTTTCGCTGAATGTCTGTTGCGAACGAATGTCTGAGCGAGTGTGGGTGAAAATTGCGAAATCCCGCCAGATAAAACGGCTGCCGCATTAGGTGTCGCAACTCCTCGACGCTGAGCAATGTTCCGTTCGGCTTCTGCCATAAATAATCGTCAATACGCCGGCTAACGATCCACTGCGTTAGCCGTTCGCGTGCTTCTCGGCTCATATGCACTTCACGCCGCTTGCCGCCCTTGCCTACAAACACAATCATCCTGTCGCTGATATTCATTAGTCTTAAGTTCCGCAGCTCAGTGACCCGCAAGCCGCAGTCGAACGACAGTTTCACCAACAGCCACTGAATCTGATTGCAATATCCCAGTACCTGCTCGATTTGCTCTCTCGTGTAGAAAACGCGGCGGATCGGCTCGGTCTCTTTCTGTTTGACGATGTGGCGAATCTTTAATTCAGGCATCTCCACGCCCATGTCTCTAAAATAGCGAAACATCGCCACCACGTGGCAAATTCGCGTGTTTATAGTCCGACTGTTCAGTCCGCGTCGTGCTTGAGCGGCTATCCAGTCGTTCACCTGCTGTGTTGTAATATCGCTCAGGCTACTGGCTGGCACGCTAGCTCTGAAATCTCGCATCACCCAGCGTTTAGCACTCAATGTTTGGCGGCTCATCCGGCGCGTAAACTCGCAGTACTCCAAATATTCGTCAAAAGCTCGCTCGATTGGCATAATTGTATTTTTCGTCATGATATTTTAACTCCACTTAAAAAACCAGTTCTATATAGAATGTTTATATTGAACTTCTAAAAGCTCAATTGTATATAGAACCCTTACGTTTAATTTTCTGATATTCTGTTATCAAAAATGGGCGGTGGCGGGCGGATTTGCACTAACTTGAATAAAAAATACGGCCAGACGGCCGCTTTCATTACGCAAAACTCCCAAATACTCGCATATACCTAGGATTATTGCATAATATTTGCATACAGGCAAACGCAAACAAGCCGCTACGCGAGCGGCGTCAAAATATCAGCAGTGATTGCTACGTTATCAGGTTATAGTTGCGCTTCATCTGTGCTAACTTCTCTAATCCAGCGATATTTAGTGGTAATGCTGCCTGCTCTTGCATTTTCTGCTTGTGGCGTTCCTCTGCTGCCCTGGCCTTCGCCTGTGCGATCAGTTTGCGCAGCCAATCCACCGTCTTCGCTAGATTCGCACTCGACCAAATAAACGCGAAGTACTTGCGTGGGTTGCGTTTTCGTTTCGCCAATTTAATCGAATAATCGAACTCTCTCGCATAATTGATCTGTCGATTTCTAAACATCGGCAGGTAATTATCATCGGTGATTAGCTTTGTCGCCTTGCCCAATCTCTGCTGCATTTTCTGCATTCGTCGCTCGTCTATGGTTATGTTCCCCATTTTACCCTCAAAATGCTATTTTTGCTCTTGACAAACAAAAATAGCCTCTAAAATTGATAACAATTTTTTGAGGCCAGATACAGACAGCCCACCCTGATTTAAATCTGGGCGGGCTGAAAATCCTGTACGTTCACCGTAGATTATAGCAAACTGATTTTGCTTTGTCAACAAAAACCCGCCCCCATTTTCAGGGGACGGAAAGGTCACATGGATGCTTAAACCATGCGTTTGCAGTTTATCACTATTTATTAGATTTCGCAACAGCAACGTCAGCAACGACCAGTCGTCGTATATATTCGCTAACTGTCATATTCAACTCGGTAGCACGCTTGACGATCATCTCGTGATCGCTCTCTGAAACTTTTACGTGTATGTGTTTAGTTTTCACACTGTACCTTTCTACCCGATACGATGCCTCGGGTGGGGCTGTTAATATTTAATAAATAGCATTGACGGTAAAGTATTTCAAGCCGTCGTAGCGAATTTCAGCTTCATCGTTACCACTCGATTCAATCTGCTCTACCGCGTTTCTGAGTGCCTCTCCAGTATTAAACACCTCTACCAGCTCGTCATCGTCATCGTAAAAGAATATAGTGCCGTTATCTACTACCGCTTCATAATCCTCATATCTGTCTAGCTCCTTTACCGTCTCAATGATATTCTCTAGCATAGCCTCTTCATCCAATTCGATGCTGATGTTCTCGATTGTAGCGTTCTCCGCTGTACTTCTGCTGAATCGTTTACGCATCTCTCTCCTCATAACCGTCTCAAGTTCTTCTATATCACCCTTCAAGCTCTTATCTGCCTCGAAAGTGAATTCTTGTGTTGGCTGGTCACCCGTGTAGTACCACCCTGTAAATGTTGCCATTTTAATTATCCTTTCTTGGCGGCGATGGTTGAGGAGCTGTTTATTTTTTAGTGTTTGATTTTATCGACCGATTATTTTCTAGCTTTAGTTTTCTTAATCAACTCAAGCTTTATGGTTATTTTAAGTCTGAAAAGTTGTAATGATGTTTTAAGCATTTTTATGACCTTTCTTCTGCCGCCGAATTGTTAATTGTTGCTTGGTTGCCCCTCAACCATGTCTTTAGTATAGCAAACGTGTTGCCGTATGTCAACACGTTTTACCAAAAAAGTCAGAGATTTTTCGACATTTTTCATCACCCCCGTTAAACCTGTGGAAAACTCGCAATATTACACAGTATAGTCCTACCACGACATCTCAACTCGCCATCTCTGTTAGCGTTCAGTGCTGACGGTGTCAGCCAGAGCGTTACTGGCAATATCTTAGTGCAAACTGGCTGGGTGCAATTCTGGGGAAATAGCACGAAAAGACAGTCAGTGCCTGTTGTTTTTCCAAAGCAATTCAAGCAGGTGTTTTCAATGTCACCGACCTTAATTGGCTATAAAATAGGTAATAAAGCCACTAGTATTAGCGAGTTTAATCAAGTGATCGGCAGCGGTTTGAATATTGAGTCTGGCGTTGTTACGAACACTGGCACGACACTCAACGCTTCAACGACTGGTATATTTGGCGGTGCCTGGCATGGGATTTCATGGGTGGCAATTGGAATTGTTTAGACTTTTTTCACATATTGGATAGTGACAAATGAGGTTCTGTATCCAGATTGGTCAGCGTATGTTTGAATGTTGACATTATTATTGTCGACATAAACTGTCACTGCATAAGCTTGCTGGTCGGCAGCGTGCGGTAAGTTGATAGTTGCGCCAATACTGTCTTCTTTCGCAATACCACGAATATTGATAACCATATCTAGTTTTTCAATGCCATGCGGTTTCGTTGTTTTACCAGCAATTTTTAAGCCGCCCATTGAAAACGTCTTCTGGTAAATAGTGCGGCCGTCAATCCACTTCATGCCGGTGTCGACTTCTGACGTGCTGCGGTCGCCGCGGGCTGCTGACGACAAGTGTCGTGGTAGGACTATATCATTGCCAAGTGCGTCAGAGCTAATCACGCCGTTTTTGAACATTTCAGCCCTGTTAATCCGTCCATCAGCCAACGTGGCTGGATTACGCCTATCAGTGATGACAGAGTCGAGAATTGTCGTCGTGCCAGCGTTTACACGTATTTCGGCGATTACTTCATATGGATTAGACGCACCAATTTTCGCCTTGATCTGCGATGGCGTTGGTGCGCTTGGGTTGGTTGCTGGCGTGCCTGGAACGACAACGGCCTTTGTGCGATTCTCGTTGTTAGCGACGGCTTGCGATGCAGCCACGTTTGTGTCGATGTAGATCACCACCGCGTCAATTCGCGGATTGGCGCTGTTTGCCGTGGTAACACTCGCTTGAACTGGCTGCGTACTCAAGTTGCTCACTGGAAACGTTGCCGACATAGCGTCACGCACCAGTAGATCGTCAGGTATACCATTCTCCCCGCCAATCAGCACATTCATGCCGACAGGGCTGGCTTGACGCACTCTAAAGCCGCTAATCCACGAGCCGACAAAAGCATTGCCGAGCGCGTGGAATAGTGCGCTATCAGTAGTGCGGCCACCGTTGCTATTAGGAAAACCTAGTGCCATAGTTATTTTTCATCAGTGCTTTCAGCCTCAGCCTCGGTGGTGTCGACCGTCTCGGCCTCAGCTTCATCATTGGTATTTTCAACTTCTGGCTCAACAACCTCGTCGGCAGACTCTACTGCTGGTGTCTCTGGCTCTGTTGGCTCACTTTCAGCCTCAGCCTCGGTGGTGTCGACCGTGCCCTTAGCTGCCGAAATACTCACGTACGGCCCGCTGTGTGCATCGCCTTTGACGAAAATATAATAGCCGTCAACTGTTCGGCGAATCTCGCCGCCCTTATA